CGTTATCAGACACAATTGCAGGTATTGGTTGTGTCAATAGAGACACGGTGCAGTATACAGGTACAGATGTATTATTCCTAGCGCATACCGGACTTAAAAGCTTTGGTAGAACCATACAAGAAAAGTCAATGCCTATTAGTAGTTTGTCAGGCAATATCACCAAAGACCTTATTGCTGCGTTACAGAATGAGACTGAGTTTTTTAGATCTGTTTACAGTCCCGAAGAAGGTTTTTACTTACTGACGTTTACTGGTCAAGACATGACGTACTGTTTTGATGTAAGAGGCACGTTAGAGAATGGGTCTTATCGTGTTACTCGTTGGCCTTCTACTGGTTTTACATCATTTACAACACTTACTGATGGAACATTATACATAGGCACTAGTAACGGTATCAGTACTCATACAGGTTATACCGACAACAATGTTAGTTACAGGTTTAAGTATTACAGTCCTAGTCTGACATTCGGTGATAGCTCAAGAATTAAGATTTTAAAGAAGCTTAAGCCTACGTTAGTGGGTGCTAACAATGCAACAGTATTTATGAAGTGGTCGTATGACTTTGATACAACATACGCTACAGCAGAGTTTACAGTAGGTACTCAGATAACTGGGTTTTACGGTGAAAGTGAGTATACAACAGTAGAGTTTACAGGTGGACAGTTAACAAACCAACGTAGTCTCAACACAACAGGATATGGAACCAGTGTACAGGTAGGCCTTGAATCAGAAATTAATGGCTCATCTTTATCGCTACAGGAAATTAACGTAATGGCTTTGATAGGTAAGCTACTTTAATAGGAGACAACAATGTCACTACCAGCAAATTTCACTCCAGAAGGAATAGCCGCCGCTAGAAACGCGCAACAACAAGTAGATAATCAAATAAATATGATGATGAAAAACTTAAACCTTCCCGGTTACACTGGGCAAAGTGGCGGGTCTTATGGCACTGATTACTTAGGACAAGCCGCTAACACGGCAAGCAGTTTACAAAACTTAGGCGTAAACACTGGACAAACTTCCGGAGGTGGCTTTGGTCAATTCCTTACCGGTGCTGGTAATGTTCTTGGTGACATCTTTGGAGGAGTACAACAGATAGGCTCTGCTATCTCACCAGCTATGCCAGCTATTGCTGGGTCTTTGCTGACTAAAGAAGCATACGACAGACTCAGCAACGTAGGTGACACAGCTTATCAACGCTCTATGGATCTTGCAGAAAGGGGTCAACAAGAGTCACAGTTCAAGCCGTTTACTGTAACTACTCCCACAGGATCTGCGTTTACTGCTCGTATGGGTGGTCAACCACAACCCCCTATGATGACTGGTGGGCCTGTAGCGCCTCCTCCGGGGATAATGCCGATAGCTCCACCTTCTATGGTATTGCCCGGACAAGGGACTAGGGGAAGACCGGGAATAACTCCAAACCCTCTAGCACCTCCTATGATGACTGGTGGGCCTGTACCGCCTCCTTCGGGGCTGATGCCGTTTCCAATGACAAGGCCAATAACATACGGCAATGAAACTACCGATAGGATGAAGCGAGAAAATCCGCCCCAGCTCATACAGCCAGTAACTGGTGGGCCTGTATCTCCCGGCTTTACACCTGTTCTTAGACCAATGCTCGGAACTTCTCAGCCCGGTATTGTGATGGACGCTGACGTTACATTTGGAAGCGGGCAGGGTCGTCCTGCTGGAATGCCCCGCTTTGCTGGTAGCCCTGACAGTCAACCTGCGGCAGATGCTATGGCAAGGCAATATCAACAACCAGCGCCTCAACCTCAAGGTGGTCTTGAGATAGGGATGTCTTTGTCGCCTGAAGAGCAATCTATGTACGAAGGATTGTTTGGTGGTGCAGGGCAGTTCTTTGGTCAGGCTCAACAGCCCACAGCAGGACGTGAGCAGGAAATCTTTAACCGTATGAGAGCGGCACAGATGCCTGAAGAGCAACGTCAGCGTCTTGCGTTAGAAGAGCGTTTAGCGGCTCAAGGTAGACTAGGAACATCTTCTGCTGCTTACGGCGGTGCTACTCCTGAAATGTTAGCTATGGCTACAGCACAGGAAGAAGGACGTAACAGAGCTATGCTAGGAGCTATGCAACAGGCTCAAGCAGAACAAATGCAACAAGCATCATTAGGTCAACAGTTCCTTGGTTCTAGTTATCTGCCACAACAACAGTTACTAGCTGCTTTACAACCCGGACTTACACAACAACAGATGGCACAACAGGCTCAACAGTTTGGTACAGGACTCTTTGGTGAGACTGCTTTGTCTGGTATTGAGGCTCAACTGTTAGCGGAGCAAGCACGTGCTAACCTGCTAGGTGGCGTAGGCTCTAACATTCTTGCTGGTATGTTTACACCGCAGGTTAACCAACGCACAGGTGATGTTACTTCTCCCGGCGGCTTTGGAGACTTAGGTGGTTTGTTTGGTGGTATTGGAGAAGGGCTTGGCTCAATCGGTCGCGCTATTGGAATAATTGACTAACGAGGTTAATCATGGCTAAGTTTTCACAAACATTTTTACAAGGTCTATTACAGCCTTCTTATCAGGAAGGACTGTTTGAAGCCGCTCGTGGTATTGGTGCTGCTCCTCAGATGAGGGCTATGCAGCAACAGCAACAGGCAGAGTTGAGCCGTTATGATGAGTCTACTAAATTAAGTGAACAAGGTGTAGCAGCGGCACAGCAAGGAGATGTCAGTGCCTTAACTCAGCGTATTGCAGACCTTCGTAGGCAGATGGCTACAGCAACTACATTACAAGAAAAACAAGCGATACGACAAGAGATGACTAATCTTCAGCGTATGCGTCCTAATGCAGAAAAGATAGCTGTAGGTAACAAGGCGCAGTCTATTGTTCAAGGCGAGCAAGCACTACAGGACGAAACAGTATCTGGTCCTGCAAAACTAGCCATACAAAAAAGATTAGAAGAGTTAAAAAAAGACCCTGAAGCTATGCGTCAGTACAACAAATATAAGATGGATGAGTGGAGAACCGGACAAGCTCAGAAGCAGATGGAGTCTGAACAGTGGTTAGTTGATAATGCAAAAGATATAGACGAGGCGATTCAAGACGATAACATAGAAGAAGTTCAAAGAATTATTTTAAACGCTGGTGAGTTTAGCAACGCTGCACAGTCTTATGTAAACACTTCACTTAGAAATGCAGAAACATTAATTAAATTTGAAGAAAATAGTATTGAAAGAAAGAAAGAACCTAGCGTTGCTTATTATAAAGAGCAATTAGAAGCTCTTCCTGAAGAATTAAGAAAGGGGTTAAAACCAACCTTAAAAGCATACGAAGAAATTTCTAAGGATTGGAATGGTGAAACTTGGACTGTTTCTGGAGCAAGAGCAAGAGCATCGCAGTTAGAGAAAAAATTACAAAGTGAAATTTCAGCTATAAACAGAAGTGTAGCTATTGCAGATTACAGAATTTCAGAAAGTGAAGCAGCTGAAAAAAGAGAGAGGATTAAAAATTTAGAAATAAAAATTAATACTCCAATGACATCTGATTACTTAACTCAAGGTCGTATATATGCCTCTTCTCTTCTTGGTAAGAAAGAGCAACTTACTCCAGAGATGATAAACCAAGCGGCTAATTTGTTATATCAAAGGGATCGTCAATCAGCTATATCTCAACTTGAAGCTCTTCAGGGTAAGGTTATGGATGAGCCTGAAGAAACGCCATCTCAAGTTATAGAAGCTGCTATGAGTGAATATCCTAACAAGAGCAGAGAAGATGTTATAAAAGCTCTTAAGGCTGGGGGCTTCCTTCCTGTAGATTTTGTTGAAGAAAAAGAACTACCTACTCAAGAAGAATTAATAACACAACCGGGTTTAGTTAACCCTTTTAGGGCTAAGGCTAAACTAGAGCAAAATCCTTTTAGAGGACTTAGTTAATGTCAAAGTATTCTAATTTGTTTGATGATCCTTCATCTGTTGGTAGATTTGGTAATTTATTCGCGGAAGAAGAAACAGACTACAATACTTTTCGTTCTGCCACAACAGGTTTTATTGAAGCTGCTGTTGGTGCTGGCGATGAGTTAGACGCCACTGTTCGTCTTCTATCAGGTGAGGCTGCTAACTGGAGTGAGGCTATAGAACAGTCTCGTGCAGAACTACGCGCATTTGAGAAGGCTAACCCTAATGCGTCACAGACTATTGACATAGTAGGTTTTGGTGCGGGTCTGTTTATACCCGGTGCAGGTATTGCGAAGATTGCACAAGCAGGTACTAAGTTAGATAGAGCATTAAAGGTAGGCAGTTTAGGCGCTGCTGAAGGTGCTGTTTATGGTTTCTTAAGCGGTGAAGGAGAGGAAAGAGTATCTTCAGCAGGTTTAGGTGCTGTAGGTGGAGGTGCTTTAGGCGGTTTAGCAGGTGCTTACTTAACAAAAAATGTGGATGAAATACAAGAAGCAACACGAAAGCTTGATTCTGAAACCTATAAAGGAAAGGGAAGTTATATAGGCGGTGAGGACGGTTTTGTTAAGGTAGGTAAAGCAGAAGAGTCTCAAAGGACAGGTATTGCTTATGACACCAGCGCCACAAAACGTGAAGCTGTAGGTATAAGCGATGATGCTGTTCCTCTTGAAGAAGTAACAGGTCAAAGCGGCTATGTTGGTAACATTTTACTGAGTACTCGAGACTGGTTTGTTAAGAATGTAGGAGCAAGAGCAGCTAGACTTGCAGAAGACGCTGAGATAATGATTCGTCACGATCAAAGAGAGATTGAAGAAATATTTGATACTACTTTTTTAGATGTTGCTGAGGCTTTTGATAACAATAAAGCTTTTAAAACTTTGTCTTTACGCATGAACAAATCCATCAAAGAAAACGAACGTGTTTCTTGGGAAGATTTTAGTAACGCTGCAAAGACACCCGAAGAAAAAGACATGGTTAGGAGGCTTGAAGAACAAATTAAAACTCTTCAAGGTTTGGATTTTGTCAAGCAAGGTGATGTTGATTATTTTCCTACAAAGACTTTGCAAGGTGCTGAAAAGTTTAAAGGAAAAGTACCGCCTCCAGACGCTTACGATAACCCTGTTAAAGCCTTAAAAGAATATGCTGAGGATGTGTCGGCTGCTAGAGCATTGGCGGCTCGCTTTGGTATTGATGTAAAAGACTTACGACCGCCTACAGCAGAAGGGGAGAGTCGTTTAAACGTTGTTATTGAGGCTATTGAAAAAGAAGCTAAGTCTCAAGGGGCTTCATCAGACGTAGCGGCTAACTTAGCTAACGGTCTTAGATCACAGCTAATAGCTTCTAAGCAAGGTGGCAATGCAGTAGGTGCTGTCGTTAGGAGGGTTACTTCAGCTACTTTGTTAGCTAATCCTTTTAACGCTATCTTAAACTTAGGAGAAGGAGTTACTGCGCCTATATATCAAAACGGTTTTAAAGCTTGGTCTAAAACCATACCTAGAGCTATCTTAGCCACTCTAAATGAAAACTTTGGTGTTGTTAATAAAAAATGGATGTCTAACAAGGAGCTAGGACTAGATACCTACATGGGTGAGCTTGCTAACGTTGGTGAGAAGGCTATAAAGAAAGCGGCTAAGGATGTTGTGTGGACTCTTAGCGGTGAAAAGGGGAGAGGTTTTGTTGAAGGCACTGACAAGTTAGGTAAGTTTCTATACAAGTACTCTGGCGTCCAGACCGTTAACAGAATGGGACAGGAGATTTTAAGCAACTCTGCTATTCAACGTGGTATGGACCTTGCTAAAGACGGTTCAGAAAAAGCATTAGCAAAGCTTAGAAAGCATGACGGTATGCGAGGACTTACAGAAAGTGAGTTTAGGTCTACTGTTCAGGCATTAAAAAACAGGGAGATTTCTAATCCTTGGGTAGTTAACTTTGCCGGTGCGTCAATGAACAAGTGGCAACCTGTTAGCGCAAGCACAATGCCAAAAGCTTTTCACGACAACCCTAACGGTCGGATGGGTTATAGCATGTTGTCGTACATGAATAAACAAATGAACAGCCTACGTAACGATGTAGGTCAAAACATGCAGCTTGCTGTGTCAAAAGGTTTAAACACTAAAGAAGGTGCCGTTGCCGCTAAAGAAGCTATGAAAAATGCTGCTAAGTATTCTGCTATCTTTGGTGTTGCCGCTGGTTTCTGGGACGATTACAGAAAAACACTAGACCTGTCTAACGATAAAACATTAGAAGAGCTTTTAACCCCTGAAGGTATTAGCTCTGCTGCGTGGAATCAGATATGGTCAAACATAAGCAGTGGCGGTATAAACGTAAGGGCTGAAGAGTACGGAGGACAACCTTTTGAGATTATGCCCGCTCCTCTTTCATCTGCGTATAGATTAGGTAGTGGGTTGTTTACGACAGGACAAAGAGTGTATGGAGGAGAGCCTGAGCCTTTGACTCCGTTGTTACGTGCTGGACAAACTTACGTTCCCGGTGCTGCCAACATAGATAAGGTACTACGTATGACAACAGGGGAACGCTTGTTTGAAAAGTTAGGATTGTTAGACGACTAAATCTCGCAGTTGTTA